TGCTGCGTCGGGTTCGGGTAACTGGCGTATTCAGTGCGGCTGATAGGAAGAATCAGGCGATTGATCGACGCGCCGCCAGTGTTCTGCGTTACATATGCGTCAAGCATGACGATGGTGTTTGAGGGAACCAGATAAGTCGCTGTGCCCTGAACGAGCGAAATTGTCTGCAGGTCCACCGCCCAGAGATTGACGCCCTCACTTGACCACCGACCAAGCATCATGTTTGTCGCCATTCTGGCGCTTTCCATGTGCTCTTGAAGTATAGCCGTGCTTCTGATTCCAACAAGGTTAAATGCGTACAAAGTTATTTCTCCCAATGAGGGAGAAAATTGATATTGATTAGACGTTGTCATCAGAGCGTACCGTCAGTGGCTACGAGAACGCCTTCTCCAAACGCACCGACGGCATAAGTACTCGCGCTAGTGTTTACACGAAACTGAATGTCTGTTTTCTCACCGTAAGCCAATGGATAATGGCGATGAATATCAAGAATGCTAATAAACGGTGACTGAGCAACCAAAAATGCGGTGTTTGTTGAAGGGCTCTGCTGCCAATTTACAAAAGTAAGATAATTCGCAGAGGTATATGCGTTCGAAGCAAACACATCGATTCGGTTAAGATAAAAAGAATTTCCGGCGGGGACCGTATAAATTGCCATTTGCGTTTTACCTACGCCAGTCGCAATCTGGGCATAGGTTGTTCCACCGTTCTTGGCGGTGATGACGCCCGCATTGCTACCACCTAATGTAGCAACTGTTGTTACAATCATGTTGTTAATACGAAAAAATTTGGTCCCATTGGTCGCTGTCCCAGTGGTCCCGGCAGAGAACACCACCGTATCGCTGACAGGAATGTAATTGGCATCGAGGCCGTTAACTGTCATCGTAAGCGTTTCGGTGGCAGTGCTGGCATACGTCATTGTCAGCGCCGACGTAGGGTAGGTATAGGCCGATGCGTTTTCCCAAACGGGAATGCTGGTCGTTGTAACCGACGGCTGATATCCAAAAATGTTAACAACCGAATGACCAGTGATCTGGCCTCGGGCTACCTGAAGTTCAAACGGCTCATAACGGCCGACGCGAGTGATAGACTGATTGACAACGCCGGTCATGTTAAGCTTCCTTTAGCACTTTACGTCCCACTTTTTCAGCGCGAGATTGATCCGACTGTTCGGATCATGCGCCGTCTTGGGCGAGGTTAGTTTTTCTTTCATACCACACATTCGGGTGCGAAAGTTATCCCGGCGCTGAGCGTCTGCGGGACTTTTCTTGGCCTGCTCGGAACTAACCGGCGGTTTCAGGTGATGCCCCTCGGCCGCAGCCGATGCACGCCCCTTGGTGTTGAGCCCGCCTTCGGGGTTTTTGCCTTCCTTGCGTGTCCAAGCACCAGACATGCGCTACCCCTCAAAGAAAGAAGGGGGCCGAAGCCCCCTTCAGTTGGACTACTCGTCCTTGCCCATGGTCTCGTGCTCGACCTTGTGCTTCTTCGGCGCCGTGCCGTGCTCAGCGTGCGAGAACGGGCTGGACTCAACACTGCCACCAGCCTTGCGCGGCTTACGACCAGCGTGATGCTTGACGTGCTCGCCGTGGACGTGACCACCGTGCTTGCGCTTGGCGCGACCGCCGCGCTTGGCGTGCATAGCCTCGGCCTCGGAGTCGATCTCCTTGGCGTTGGTACGAGCCTCCGGCTTGTCGTGGAGGTCTTCCATGGCCTCGTCAACGCCGTGCTCTTCGTGCTCGACCTTGCCGCCAGCCTTGCGGTGCTTAACATGCTTCATCGAATGGCTCTTAACCATCCCATGAATGTCGTGATGACCCATATGACCCTTCATGGTCAGTCTCCTTAGAAGTTATAGTACTGCGTCAGGCCGAAGAGGCCTGCGGCAGACTGGACGTTCGCGGCTTGCGGGATCTGGCGCACAACGTACTTGTTCGTGCCAGTGCTGGGAGCAAGATTGATGCCCGACGCATTTGCCAAATCAATCGTTCCACGAACGTCGCCCGTCGTAGCTGAAGGCGTAGTGCGATCAGCGGGAAGGAAACCGTTAGCAATAAACGAGACATTCGACGTCAGCGCGACCTGAGAGGCGGCAGCGTTTACAATACACTCGGCACCAGTGTCAGCCCGGACAGGCAGACCAATGACCGAAGTAGTGTCAACACGGTAGGCGTGAGTGGTATCAGCCGTGCCGCCCGAAAGGACGACATTCTTGATATACTTAAACGCCTTCTTGCCGGAAACCGCGCTATTGGCCGTAAGTGTAATGTTTTCCGACATCGGATATCCGTAGATGTCGTAACCATTAACTGTGGCCGTCGTGTACGTAGCGCCGGTAGCAGCAAACACCGAAACCACTCGACCCAGAAGCGCGACCGGGTTCCAAAGCCAGATGGACGGGGTCTGCCCATTCGTCGGGACGGCACACGACTGCACGTTAGGGTACGCAAGCGTAACCGTGCCCGAGACGGCGCTCACGTTCTGGCTCAGCTGGTACGTGCCGGTCTGGCCGTTACCGACTGTGGAAGACGTGCCCGTCGTCGTCAGCTGCGAGGTGATGTACACACCAGACGTCGCGCCAAGCGAGCCACCCGTAACCGTCTGCGTCGAAGACAGAACGACCATGCCGGGACCGATTGGCATGGTGCTATTTGCCGTTACCGTCATGACGCCATTTGAAATGGACGCCGTGACAGACGCATACGCATCAAGGGCAAGAACGGTATCCAGAACACCAGTATCCGACCGCGTAAACGTGGACGAATAGTAGACGCCGGTCGTGGCCGAGTTGGTGGTGACGGGCAGAAGAGTCGGGCCCGTTGGGTTAGCGGACGCAACAATTGCACCAGTCGCAGACGTATAGGGAACGGCAGTGACAGTAACAATGTCACTAAGGCCGTACCATCCAAAATCAGGCGCAGACTGCGCCTCACCCGGGATATACGAAAACGGAGCGCGGGGGTCCATGATGCCGGCACCCGCATACAGCAGCGAGGAACCAATATCAGGATTGTATTCAGCCGTAAGAGGATTCTGGCCAAATACGATCAGCGGACCCGAAAAGGCAGAAATAGCCATACGAGCCTCCTGTTAGTTGATGGTACGGTGCAGAATTGCAGCACCGCCAAGGATTGCGTCACTCATTGTAAGTTTTCCTTACGACGTCGGGAAGGGATACCACGTTCGGAGTGTTTTCGGAATGCTTGTCGAGGTACTGGATCGCTGAAAGGAGGACGTTTCGGTCGTCTTTAAACTTTCCAAGAGCCTGATTGCATTCCGTACACAAAAGCCCACGAATTTTGCCGGTTGCGTGATCGTGGTCCACCGCCAAAGACTTTTTGGTTCCGTTTCGCACTTGTGTTTCGGACTGATTGCAAATGGCGCATTTACCGCCTTGCACAACCAGCATTTTCCCATATTCAGCAAGGGAAAGACCGAACTTTTTCTGCAAATCTCGTTCTTTCCAAACGAGAGGAAACGCTCTTCGACTACTCTTCATATATTCTTTGCGACTCTCAATATCGCTTTCATTGACCGATTCACCGAGGGAATTGGCCATTTCCAGATTATTGAGACAAAGATTCAGAGTGTCGTTGTCTTTGAAGTGAATCCGCCCGGCAGCCCATTCACCATGGCCGAGTAGCCATGCCAATTGAACCGCCGGGATTTCGCGGCCAATACGAATGTATCGATACGAAACGGGTTTTCCCGTTTTTGCCGATACTCTCGTAGCCTTCACACAACCAGCTTCGTAGCCAGCCTTGATGTTTCTGGATACATCTTCAAGCCAAAAAAACATTCCTGTCTCGGGTTCGTATCTAAGTTTTGAAGATACGAACTCGTAGGAATACTCGGCTTTGTAATCGGTACGATTGGACATAAATCCACTCCTCATCGCGGAAAGGCGATACACTTTTTTATCGCTTTCGTTGCCGGGAGTCAATTCATTATTCCTTTCGTACCGTTTGAAGATCATCCAATAAAATCAAGAGGAAGGTGTCGAGCCCCAGATCGCACGCCAGTTGTAGTACCCGAAGCTGTAGCGCTCATACCCCTTCACCAACAGATTGTCGGTGACAAAATCGACCTGCATATCGGTTTCGAAGCGCACGCGCTCCATGTACGACAGGCCGTCGATGTTCGTGAGCAGGAACCAAGCGTACGGCGAGGTCAGGAAGTCATTGACCATATAGCTTTCCGGCAGACCGCCGGAAGTGCTGATGATGGCGTTGACGTCGTTGTCTGCCGTACCCGGACGGAGTTCCGTCTTCGTGAGGCGGATAGCCACCGGCTCAAGCTGCGGGGGAACAATCAGCTTCTTCGCGCGGGCGAAGACCTTCAGACCCGCCTGATCACGGAAGTTCGTGCGGACGGAGATCATCGCATTGAGCAGCGTGGCCTCGTTGAGGTCAACCTGCGTCGTCGGCGTATTCGCAACCACGCCACCGTCAATCGGATGCGAGGCCGAAAGGAGGGACACACCGTCACCACCGATAGACGTGTTGTACGTCGTGGCAGTGTTCAGGATGTTCGCGCCGTAGATTTCCTTGGTCTGCTGGAAGGACTCGATGAGGCCAAGGTTCGACGGATGGAACTGGGTCTTGTACAGGTTATCGTCAATCGCCTTGCGGGTGATCGCGTAGCCCAGACCGATTTCAGTATGTTCCTGATTGTAGACGTAACGCTCACCAGCGCCGTTGTCGAACGCGGTCTGACCGCCTTCGCCCTTCAGCTGAGCGTATCCGAGGAACCGCATTTCGACGGTGCGCTCAAGGGCCAGCTTCGAGTCGTGCTTGGTGAAGATCTTGTCGTACTGAGACGGAATCATCTCGTACTTGCCTTCGATCCCACGGAGACCGGGGAGGAGAAGGTCTTTGATGGCGGAAAGATTGACGGCCATTTTGCCCTACTCCTTAGATGCCGGT